CTTTCCAGAAAGCACTGGGATTCTCGCTCTCGATGGTCCTGATCGCTTTATCTAAAGCAGGAGAATCGTCGGTTATGAGCTTGGGTCTAACAATATAAGCCTGCCTCAACAGGCTTTGGTGTTTGCTTAGGTGCATATCTTTCTCCTCAGAACGGTACGTCATCGTCTTGTTTTGCGGGTTTTGACTCTCCATCCTTCTGTTGGAACTTTAGACCCAGATACTTACCATCAGAGCCCTCGTTAACCCAACCTGATACCCAGTAGTCAATCCCTCCTATAGTCGCTGACCCGCGGTAATCAGGGTGAGCGTCTTTTTCTTTTTTCTTGTTCTTGCTGATACTTCCGGTTAGTTCTTTTGGCATAGCGATTTCTCCATTTCTGACACCTCGGCTAGAAAGTTCGTGAGTTGTAGCTCAATGATCTTGAACTCCTCTGGCTTTGGTTCATATCTAACAATGAATAACTGCAAGTGATCGGGAAGCCTTGGGTCGAAACTTACAAAGTCGCACCATGTCTTGTTTGTCACGAGCATTTGAGTGAGCATTTGAGACTTGTACTTAGTGGGAACCTCCTTTGCGAGTAAATAATCAACGTGAGTGTTTGAGTTAGGACACTTGATCTCGATCAAACCTGAGCCTACAAACCCATCAGGAGAGGCTCCAAGCCATTCTATGCTCTTATGCTTATGAAAGCCTGTCTGCTCCACAATCGAGCCTGTGTGCTGCTCATACGCGACCCTAGCGATAGGTTCTTGTTCTGTACCCCACTGCATAGCAGCGTTCGTGAAGGAATCGCTCTGCAAGCCCGTTAAACGCTCTGTGACGAGCTGGATTGCGTAGTTCCGTCTAGTAGCCGTACCTTGCTTTGCAATCGCGTCTGAAGCCCTAGACGCGGTTACGTGGCCTAGTCTTGCTTTGTACCAATCTTCAGTTCTTTGTTCCATTTTGCACCTTTAGAAATCCTCGTTCGATCATTGCCTGCATTGTGTTTATGTAAGCCTGGTTCCAGAAGTCTCTCCGTTCTTCACGAGACATATCCTTTCCCTGGTCTAAGTATGTGTGACAACGAAAGCACAGGGATGCTACTAAAGCATCAGATACCTTGATGCCCATGCCTTTTCCTTGATTCCTGTGTGCGGCGACAACCGTTCCATCTTCGCAAAAGCACGATCCGCAAGGGATGTGCCTGCAAGCCTCAAGCAGCTTTTTGTTTATGTACATTGATCTTCCTTAAGTCTAGTTCAGCGTCTTTCATCTCATCAGTCCAGATCAAGCCTTTCTCCAATGCGTACTGTAAAAGTTGTTCCACAAGATCAGAGAACTCAGAGACCGTGAGAGAAGCGGTGCTCGGCTCTATCTCCTTCACCTGGCCTCCAGGTAGGTCTACGATCCTTGTGGGCAAGAATCGAGTTTTCGCCCACTCGTGCCAGATGTCCTGTGTGTATTCTTGGTTCATGAGTTGTTCAGAACACGCAGTAAGGATCGCCCAATAAAACCGATTCTGAGCCGCTGTGCGAGGAGGTTTGGTAATAGTTACCATGTAACCCAATTCAGCGCCTTGTAGAGCCTCTATAGCCCTCCTACGGTCATTCTCAGTCGTTAAAATCAGTCGCATTTTGTCTCCACCAGTTGTAGTTGAACCTAAACGCTCTTTTTGCCATGTCCTGGAACTTGTTTGTGTGATCGTCGTACATAGCCTCCAAGAGTCTCCTTCTAAACACCGGACCGTTTACATCCAGCCACATCAGCCAAGAGTCAACGTCTGCTTCCTTGCCATTCCCGACCAGGAACCTCATCGCGGTGATTGACTCGGTACTTGGCTTTTTTGCATGCGGAGCCCTGCAAGCATCTTCAACTGCTAAATTGATGACCGACCACAAGAGTTTCTTGCAGCGGTCAGTCTGGATGTCGTCGATCAAGCCTTCTTCAAAGCGGTCTAGGTTCATTTGACTTCCGTAAGTGATTTCTTCTTGGCTTCGTAAACAGCGACGAGTTCTTTTATTTCTGGCTTGTCTTTCATGGCTTTGTAGGCCGGAGAGAACTCTGCCTTGAGCGCGTCTAATGACTCTGCCGCTTCGAGTTTTGCCTTGTAGGCCTCTAGCTCGTCTACTTTTTCCTCAGAAGGCAAATCCTCTCCAGCGTAGATATAAAGACCGATGCCGTGTAAAGCGATTGCCTTAGCTAAACACCTTTGCATAGCCGTATTGACTGCAAAAGCATCAGGATTAGAGATCGCCTTATTTCGGTTATCCATAACGGGAAGTTGAGCCATTCTTGAGACACCAAAAGCCTTGACTTCACAAAAGACCATGACCGTCTCGTTCCACATCTGATGGGGCTTGTACTCCCAGGTGGCATTAGGATCATTCAAAAGAAGTTGCTCTACAGCCCAAGCCCAAGACAGGTACGATAGACCCATCTTGGTTTCTTTCTTGCTGTTGACGTTAATTTTGTTGAGTTCAGCGAATTTCATGTTTAGCTCCTTTACTTTATGAACAGGAAGAGCAGCGTTCCGTAGAATATTCCCAATAGCGTGCATAAGATCCAATCACTCCTCGTCGGTTTCCATTTCTCCAAGTTCAAACTCCTGTTGTTCCAGCTGTTGTTGGTGCTCACGTTCTCTCTCCCTGTCGTATTCCCAAAGTTGACGATCTAGCCACCAGTCATAGTTCATCTTTTTTATCCTCTGCGTCTGTTGAAAGTGTGCAGAAATCAACTGAGCTGTACGAGTAGCTCGCGCGAAACACAGTTGATGTGATCTTCATTTTGTACTTAAGATCAAAAAAATCTTCTACGATCTTTGCGACTTCGGTTTCTGTAAGTGTGATCTTCATGTTGCTCTCCTGGTAGGGGCCGGAGCCCCTGGTTATTAGTAAGAAACTGTGAAGCCTTCAGCTTCGAGCTTTGCTGCAAACTCTGGTGCAGCAGACTTGCGAACTTCGCAGGAAACGCCGCCGCAAATGCGGTCTTTAGCGTTTGTGTTGTTAGCCACGAAAGTAACCGTGGTTGCTGAGAAATCGAAGGGAAGAACTTGGAAGTCGCTCATTTGAATCTCCTTTGAAGAGCGGGTTAATAAGTTCGTTTGCATGGGTGTATATTGACCGAATAAAACCTTTAAGACTGTCGTCACGATGACAATCTCTGCCACTGACACCAAGAAAACACGCCGTTCGTCGGTTAGTCCTACTCAGAGGTCTCTAGCTTTACTTAGGGAGCGAGGTTATTTATGCCAGATCGTCGAGCACTGGAACCCTTGGGCTCGTATTCGACAAGACCTTTTCAGTATCGGAGACATACTTTGTCTCAGAAACGAAGAAACTCTACTGGTGCAGACAACGAGCAGGGCCAATATCAACGCTAGGGTGAAGAAGATAAGCGAGTGTGAGCATCTTCCGGCTATCCTGAGAGCAGGTTGGAAGATCGAGGTTCATGGCTGGGCAAAGCTAAAGGAAGGGTGGACTTGTAAGGTCGTAGAGATGTGATATAGTTGCTTTGTTGTCGTTGCTGTCAACAATATTAAGGCCACTTACTCATGCGTCTGCTCCTGTAAAAACAGGGGACAGCAACCAGGCGCAGCAGTAAGTGGCTTTTTTATTTCCGCTCGATAACCGGACTCCACCCGTTAGTAGTGAGCCTGCATGGGCTGCTTGGAGTAGAACACCGGAACCTGGACACCCTAGAGCACTTCCGATCCAGACTGTCAGTGAGGTACTGGACGTAGACTATTTCTGCATGGGTGGTAGACACAGAGATAGTCGGAGAGAATCGCTGGCTTCGGCTACGCTAGGCAAGGAACATCCAGAAGTGACCCTTGCGGGGCGAGGTGAGTGCTACCACCCTTGGGGAAGTTATGTCCAGAAATAAAGAAAGTAAAAGATTGTCAACAGAACGACATTCAACAAACAAAAAAAGGTCTACAGTAAAAACTCCAACACAGGAGGTTTTATGTTTGAAGAGTTTTGGAGTAAGTACCCAAGAAAGGTCGCTAAACGCGCTGCACAGAAGGCATGGAACAAACTATCGCCCGCTGAGCAAAAGTCCGCTGTAGAGGCTCTGGTGACGCATAACAAGTATTACCAGGTGAAGGGAACAGGTCAGGAGTTTATTCCGCATCCTGCTACCTGGCTGAACCAAGGAAGATGGGAAGATGAGCTAGAGATCGCACCTACGCAAGAGAAGGTTGTGGTGTGGTGGGCTACAGAGAAGGGTACTGCCGAGATGGCGGCAAAGGTAAATTGTCCAGCTAGGCCAGGAGAGGATTGGAACTCTTGGAAGGCAAGGATCTCAGAGAAGCTGAGGGCAGCATGAACGAGAAAGAAAGAGCATACAAACTGCTACACAAGCTGGCACAGGAAAACGACTATGTGATTGTCCACAGCCGAGAGTTGCGGATTCTCTTGCAAGACTTGAAGTTGGCAACCAAGACCTTGCAAGAAACAGAAATCGACATGACAGGAGATATGGCATGAGACAAAAGGTTAGCAGGGGTGAGTTTTGTCTAAAGTACCTACAGTCAAGATCGACACCGGTTACGACTGTTGAGCTCGCAGAGAAGTTAAAAGTTAGCCCACGGTCTATCCAGAACTCGTTAGAACCTCTTATTCTTGATGGCAAAGTCATTAGGGGCATGGTCTGGAAGCAATCTTCTCCGGCTAAAAAAGCGGGGCTCTCTTATTCTTATCTGGCAGCAGACTCAAAGGTGAAGAAGAAGATTCTGCAAAACGGGTCTGTCGAGGAAGTATTCGAGATCAACTTCAACAATCCTTTTAATCTGAGGGCATCATGAAGAAAAGACAGATGACTGACAGGTTGCAATGCAACCCACATCCAGATGCACCGCATGGCTTCATGCGTGACGCATCACATAGTGCCGGTAGATATGTTTGTGAGTGTGAGTTTTGGGAACCGCAAGGGGTAAAGATACATACCGGTCCTTATGGTGAGGCGTGGATTGCTCAAGATGGTCCGTTGCTTGCTACTAATCGTGAATGGGTTGGGCTGACGGATGATGATTATGAGGAATTATTAAGGACTAGGGATTGGGGTGTTTATTTGATTGAAGCCGTCGAAGCCAAACTAAAGGAGAAGAACGGTGGATAGAGACGACATTATCAAGATGGCGAAAGAGGACGCACGGATGTGTACGAGGCCATCAAGGAGTTCTTAGCATGAGCGAAAACAAAAACGCAAAGACACCAGCAGACGGGCCTGTGGCATGGAGTTGCCAGTGTGGCAGGCCTTATACGGTTACCTGTATTTCAAGCAAACCACAAAAGAAGGAATGGGTTGGGCTGACGGATGAGGAGATTGACGCCCTGAGCCAAGCACCTTCGTTGACCGATGAATTGATGGACTGCGTTGATCGGTTGGGGTCTGAGGCTGACACTGTTGATCCGCGTGTTTGGCAGCACTTGTTGGTGTACGCGCCGAAGCCTGAGGAGGAGCCGGTGGCGTGGATTACCAATGGTGGCAAGGGGGAACTTTGGTGGCATCGCTCATCAAAGTTCGATGAAGAAGGCAACCTGATCGGCCCCAATCAAGATGACATACCTCTCTACACCGCACCGCCAAAGAAACAATGGGTTGGGCTGACATTAAATGAAGCAGAAGATTTCTACGAAAAATACACTGACAGGGCGGAGCTTATAAACGCCATAGACAGATTCCTTGAGGAGAAGAACACATGAGTGAAAACAAGAACGCAAAAACACCGGCGGATGACGGTCAGCCTGATGCGTGGTGCAACGGAATGCCCGCTTACGAGGGTCCGCTATCAAAAGAACAACGCAAACCACTGGTACAAGACCTTGACGCACCGTTGACCTTAAATGGCGTTCCCCTCTACACCGCACCACCAAAGCAATGGGTCAGTCTGACGGATGAGGAGATCAGCGCAGTGGATTGGAAACCTAACGAGACTTTGCATGACTATGCAAGGCATATAGAACTTAAATTAAGAGGTAAAAACACATGAGCCAGCAGGATTCTTTATGTCCAAAGTGTGGGCTAATCTCGTGTCGCGGTCATCGCTGTGCGGCAATTCTTGAAGGAGAAGAACACATGAACCCACAACCCAAAGCCTTAGTGCTGGCTGATGCGCTAGAAGAACTTGACGTGCAATTCAGCCACACTGAAGGAAAAGAATAATGAACGGCGCTGAAATCCAAAGAATGGCGCATAACCTCGGACTTGTTCACCATACCGATCAAGTTAAAGCATTAGTTCGTCAGATTCTCCGCAAGCACAAACCGCTGACAAAAACCGAGCAGATGTATCTCAACCATCTTACTCAACCTTTCTCGCTCATCGAGCTATCAGAGCACTTTGGATGCACAACAGAGGGAGCAAGGAAGCATCTAAAGGTCTTGATGTCAAAGGGATTGGTCGAGAGAGAGTCTAGGTATCGGTGGACAGAAGGGAGGCATGGTGCTTGGGCCTGGTATTACCGGAGGAAGGTATGAAGGACTACGTTTCAGGGCATACCCACTGGATGACACCGAGTGACAAGACACCTCCGTTGGGAACTAAGATGCTTTTGCTGAACCCTGGAGGGGTCTGTGTGATCGGGCATTGGTCGGATTGGGCGGTTGCCTGGGCTCCATTGCCAAAGGTTCCTGAGCACATCAAGGCGATGTTATGAACGATCCCATAAACCCAACTCATTACAAGTCACATCCATCAGGCATAGAAGTGATTGAGATTACCGAGCACATGAATTTTTGCCTGGGTAATGCAATCAAGTACATCCTTCGGGCAGGTTTAAAGTCTCAAGATGCAACCGAGGATTTGAAGAAAGCAGTCTGGTATATCAACCGTGAGATACAAAGGATCAGTAATGAATCTAAATGAAGCAGCAGCCAAAGCACTTGCTCAAGACGTTATTCAAGACGCAATGGATTCCAGTGAGCTAGAATCACGAGTCTTGGCTTTAGTCAACATGAGCGTAGAACTACACAAAGCAAGCATCGATCTTCGACTACAAGCCGAGGAGCTTCTCAACTTTCTAACGGGGGAGTAAACTAACGATGGAACTCCTCCTGTGTTTGCCTGGCGCGATGCCAGGCTTTTTTTTGTGATCGCTGTCTACACATCCATCTTCGGGAGTTACGACCCGCTGCACTACGCGGTCAGGCAGTCCGTGCCTACGAACTTCTACGCGATTGTTGACGAGGCTAAACCTCATCAGGGCTGGAAGCAGATCGTAACCACGAGACGGTTCTCTGACCCCAGGATGGAAGCTAAGTGGTACAAAGTCTTTCCTGACAAGTTGGAGTTTGACGAGGATTATGTGATCTGGGTGGACGGGTCCATACGGATTACGAGCGCTAAGTTTGTGGAGTACATGGTCGAGCAGGCCGGAGATACGATGGCAGCGTTCCAACACCCTTGGAGGACTTGTATTTACGAAGAAGCCCAAGAGTGCCACGATATGATTAAGTACAGGGATCAGCCCATCTTGTCTCAGGTTGAACACTATAGGGACTTAGGATGGCCTGAGAACGGCGGTCTTATCGCAGGCGGGGTTATCTGTTGGAAGCGGTCCTACATCAATCCTAGAGCCAACCAAGCATGGTGGGAGGAGATGATGAAGTGGAGCTTACAGGACCAGCTCTCATTCCCGATTGTCGCGTCAGAACATGGCTTAGAAGTTAATGTTTGCAATAAGTCGCTCATGAACAACGAATACTTTCAGGTGGTTGCAGGCCACAGAATGGAGGAGTATGAAAAAGTTACCGATTCTCATCTGCACAACAGGATCGCCAAGCCTTGAAATCGCGCTGTCGAGCATCAGTCTATACGCCAAAGAAGCGCCTGTTTATCTGTCGAGCCGGTCCGAGACAATGGACCCACGAATTTACAAATGGGTACTCAATTCGTCGAGTAACTTCGGTGACGCTTACAACAGGATCATGGACGATGCCTTCCAGTACCACGATGAAGTCATAGTAGCTAACGACGATATATGCCTGACTCCTGATTCGTATAGATTGCTTTGTGAGGATGTCCAGCACCTAAAAGACGCAGGGCATAAATTGGGTGTTATTGGTTGCAGGTCTGACTTTATTCTAGACACCCAGAATATCCGGTATGAGTCTGGCCCAAGAAACGGGATGAAATGGGTAGAGGAAGAGACGATTAGGGAAGCCTCGGTTATTGCGCCTATCTTTGCCTACGTATCAAAGGAGGCTTTTCAAGCGGTTAGATTCCCGCCGATAAATTGGTTCTCAGATAATGTGTTTTGTCATACACTTACGGTATTAGACTTTAGGCATTTTGTATCAAGGGCTTACGTTCATCACGCTGGCTCTCAGACAGTCGGCAAGGATGACCGTAAAAACCTCATGGAGGCTTCACGATGGATGTGGAAAAACGAACCAGGGATAGCAAGGCACTACCATCTCCCTACCGAATGAAGGTTCCTCCGGTTCCTATTCGATACGATAGGAAGGTGGGTATCCCCATGCAACCTAAGAAGGTCAAGAAATGAAGGGCTTACTCTCACCTAAAGTCATGATCGTCATCAAGGACGAAGAAGAAAACGAGTGTCCACTGCCGACCCAAGACGAGAAGCTCAACGAGGAAAACAAGCAGATCGCCAGGGAAGAGGGTATGTACGGTCCTGAACGAGAGGGCGACACTCAGTTCTGGCGCGATCTCGGTGCAAAGTGGCGTATCTCTGCAAGCCAGGCCCAAGAGAGGCGCTGCGGTAATTGTGGATATTTCGACATGGAGATGAAGGATTGTCTACCTGAAGGTGTCGGTTACTGCCACGAGTGGAACTTCATGTGTGCGCCTGAGAAATCTTGTATGGAGTGGAAAAGTGAAGAAAACGAAAGCGGAGAAGAAGATCTCCAAGGTGATGACTGAGTACAACAAGGGTAAGCTGCACTCTGGAAGCAAATCTGGTCCGGTAGTTAAGAGCCGAGCCCAGGCGACCGCGATAGCATTGGCAGAAGCTGGTATGAAGAAGAAGAAATGAAAGGCTTATACGCAAATATCCACGCCAAGCGTGAACGCATAGCCAAGCAAAAGGCTGCGGGAAAGACTCCAGAGAAGATGCGTAAGCCTGGTAGTCCTGGTGCGCCAACGGCTAAGGCTTTCAAAGAATCAGCTAAAACGGCTAAGAAATGACTGCCGCCTGGACTCGTAAGGAAGGCAAGAACGCCAAAGGTGGTCTTAACGAGAAGGGCAGGAAGTCTTACGAGCGTGAGAATCCTGGGTCAGATCTGAAGGCTCCTGTTAAGTCAGGCGATAACCCGCGTAGAGCGTCTTTTCTTGCGCGAATGGGTAACATGCCAGGCCCAGAGAGAAAACCCGATGGGAGCCCTACCAGACTTCTTTTGAGCCTAAAGGCGTGGGGAGCAAGTTCTAAGGCTGATGCTAAGGCAAAGGCTAAGGCTATCTCGGCGAGGAATAAAAACCGATGACCTCCAACGGAGAATACGGTGAGTCAAGTAGAAAAAGTTTTGATAGAAAAGCTGATTCCTTACGCAAGGAACGCAAGAACACATGACGAAGCACAGGTCTCGCAGATTGCGGCTTCCATAAAAGAGTTTGGGTTTAACAATCCAATCCTCATTTCTGATGATTACTCAATCATTGCCGGCCACGGAAGGCTTGCCGCGGCGAGAAAGCTAGGGTTAGCAGAAGTTCCTGTTATCAGACTGTCTCATTTAAGCGACACTCAACGTAAGGCGTATGTACTTGCTGATAACAGGCTTGCGCTAAACGCAGGGTGGGATAACGACTTACTTAAGCTAGAGTTGATCGAGCTAAAAGCAGAGGACATTGACCTCGAGATGCTTGGGTTCTCTGTAGAGGAGCTAGACGGTCTCTTAAATGCGCTCGAGCCAACGGAGGGATTGACGGACGAGGATGCTGTTCCTGAGACTCCAGAGGAGCCTATTACAAAGCCTGGGGACATTTGGATATTAGGCAAGCATAGGCTTATGTGCGGCGATAGTACGAGCATCGACCATCTAGAAAAGCTGTGCAATGGTCGGCAAGTTGATATGTGGTTAACGGACCCGCCTTATAACGTGGCATACGAGGGCAAAACAAAGGACGCTTTGACGATTAAAAACGACAGCATGTCAGACGATACCTTTCGTCAGTTTCTAAGAGACGCGTATACCGCGGCTGATGCGGTGATGAAATCAGGAGCGGTTTTTTATATTTGGCATGCGGACTCAGAAGGTTACAACTTCCGCGGAGCGGCGCAGGACGCGGGTTGGAAGGTGCGACAGTGCTTGATCTGGAAAAAATCAACGATGGTAATGGGGAGGCAGGATTATCATTGGAAGCACGAGCCTTGTTTGTACGGATGGAAAGAAGGTGCTGGACACCTTTGGGCGGCAGATAGAAAGCAAACGACTATCTTAGAGTTTGATAAGCCTAGTCGAAACGGCGAGCATCCAACGATGAAGCCTGTCGCGTTGTTTGAATACCAAATGCTTAACAACACCAAAGGTGGCGACATTGTTTTAGATAGCTTTGGAGGCTCGGGCACTACTTTAGTAGCAGCAGAAAAGAATGGTCGAGTTGCATATCTGATGGAACTAGACCCAAAATACTGCGATGTCATCGTCAAGCGATGGGAAGAATTCACCGGCAAGAAGGCAGAATTAGTTAGTGAGCACTAACTTTCGGAGTTAAAAATATGCAGGGCGTGTTGCATGAACCAACGGATGAGAACAGAAAGCTAGTCAGAGGGCTAGCCGCGGTTGGCGTTCGTCACGAGGATATTGCCGCAAAGGTAGACCTAAGCGCGGATACGCTTGTCAAGTATTACAAGAGGGAGCTTGATGACGGTCGCGTGGATGCTAATGCCGCGGTAGCGAAAAGCCTTTATCAACAAGCTATGTCAGGAAATACCACGGCGATGATCTTTTGGCTAAAGACAAGGGCTAAATGGCATGAGAGCGTTAAGCACGAGATAACAGGCGAGAATGGCCAACCAGTTGCAATGCAGATCTCATGGGCGCAACCAGAATAATTATTCCTTATGCGCCAAGGCCTCAGCAGCTAAGGATTCATGACGCGTTAGGAGAGAAGCGTTTTGCTGTTGTAGTGGCTCACAGAAGATTAGGAAAGTCGGTCTCCGCGGTTAATCACCTTATACGCGAGGCGATACAAAATAATCGCGAGGCTCCTCGATATGCTTACATCGGGCCTACCTACTCTCAGACCAAACGAGTTATCTGGGATTACCTCCTCAAATTTACCCAACCCCTCAACGCCACTGCCAATATTGCGGAACTTAGGGTTGATTTCTGGGGCAGAAGGATTCAGCTTGCAGGATCTGATAACCCAGACTCTCTGCGAGGACAGTATTTCGATGGCGTTGTGTTCGACGAATTTGGCGATCAAGACCCGCGTATCTGGTCGGAGGTGGTTCGTCCAGCCTTGTCCGATAGGATGGGATGGGCCTTATTCCTTGGAACCCCAAAAGGCGCAAATCACTTTAAGACCATGAGAGACCATGCAGCAGAGCATAACGATTGGGACATGCTTGAGTTCAGAGCATCAGAAACAGGTCTTATTCCTCAATCTGAACTCGATGCCGCTCGATCAGAGATGGGAGACGACAAGTACCTGCAAGAGTTTGAGTGTTCCTTTGACTCAGCTATCGAAGGTGCGTACTACGGACAGCTTCTCAATGAGTTACCGTCTGAGCGATTCGGAGAGATCCCAAGGGACGGGATAGCCAAGACTTATTGCGCCTGGGACTTAGGGATAGGCGACTCTACTGCTATCTGGGTTTGCCAGAGGGTAGGCTTAGAAACAAGGCTTATCGACTTCGTTGAGAACCACGGGCAAGGCTTGGATTGGTATGTGAACTGGCTCAGGACAAACAACTACGAGCTTGCAGAGCAGTTACTTCCGCATGACGTACAAGTGCGTGAGTTAGGCTCAGGTAGATCAAGGCTCGAACTTCTACAAGAGGCAGGGTTAAACATCACAATCGTGCCAAGGATGGGCGTGGACGATGGGATACAGGCCGTGAGAAGGCTTATTCCTTACTGTTGGTTCGACCCTAAGACTAAGCGCGGTGTGGACGCGCTGCGCAATTATCGGCGACAATACGACGATAAGCGTCAAGTTTACTGGGATAAGCCTCTTCACGATTGGGCATCTCACGCAGCAGACGCGTTCCGGTATTTAGCGGTTGGAATGAATGAGACAACGAGTTGGTCCAAGCCTCTGAAACCTAACGTATCTTGGGTGGTCTAAATGGATGATGGTCGGCTAAAAGCAATCCTACAAGGCGAGATCGACAACGCCATTGGTTTCTTAGAGACAGAGACCGTCGAGCAACGCAAGAACGCGCTCACTGCGTATATGAGGGATCCATACGGTAACGAGGTCGAGGGCAGGTCTCAGATTGTCACGGGTGAGGTCGCAGAGGCTGTAGACGGGATGCTGCCGCCTCTCATGCGTCTCTTTACCTCTGCGGATCAGATCGGTGTGTTCGAGCCTGTAGGCCCAGGCGATGAGCCATTAGCTAAACAGGCTACCGAATACTGCAACTGGGTGCTGATGAAACAGAACCCAGGTATTGGCATCATGCACGATTGGTTTAAGGACGCGATCCTTCAGAAAGTTGGGATCGTCAAGGCTTATTGGGATGACTCCATTTCGGTTACGAAGGAGCAGTACGCGAACCTGACCGACGATGAACTTGCGATGCTTCTGTCTGATGGGACGATGGAGATCGCAGGTCAGGAGACGATAGAGCAAGAGATGGACGGGCAAATCATGCGTGTCCATAACGTGGCTCTCATGAGAAAGACCAAGGCAGGCAAGGTCAAGGTCGAGAACGTGCCTCCAGAGGAGTTCTTGATCTCTAAGGCAGGCAAGACCGTTAGGGATACGCCATTCGTCGCGCACAGGAAACTCATCACGAGGTCAGACCTGATTGCGATGGGGTTCGATGCCGAGATCATCATGAACCTGCCGGTCTACAACGACCTTGAGTTCTCTGCCGAGTACATCGCTCGATACAACCGAGACGAGCAGCCCTTCATGGAGCCTAGTCTCGATAAGAGTATGCAGACGGTTGAGGTTTTTGAGTGCTACCTAAAGACAGACTATGACGGAGATGGGATCGCGGAGCTAAGGCAGGTTTACTTCTCTGGAAACGAGATACTTGCGAATGAAGAAACCGACTATGTGCCGTTTTACTCTATCTGTCCTATTCCGATACCTCATCGCTTCTTTGGGGATTGCCCTGCTGATCGTACAGTTGATCTCCAGCTTATCAAGACTACTGTAACGAGGCAGATGCTGGACAATATGTACCTTCAGAACAATACCCGCATGGGTGCTGTGGAAGGTCAGGTCAACCTGGATGACCTCTTAAGCGTTACACCTGGTGGTGTTATCAGGCTCAAGAACCCTGGTGCTTTGGTTCCCATACAAACACCTCCTGTAGGCCAGCAAGCCTTTCCGCTTTTAGAATACCTAGATCAAGTTCAAGCCAAGAGAACAGGCCTTACAGAGGCTTCCCAGGGCTTAGACCCCAACATCCTACAGAACGTGACTGCTGCGGCTATTGCGGCTCTCACGCAAGCGTCACAAGGCAAGATCGAACTTATCGCTCGCGTCTTTGCAGAGACGGGTGTAAAAGACTTGTTCAAAGGACTTTTACATCTCTTATGCAAGTATCAGGACAAGGCAGTTATCCTTCGGATGCGTGGGCAGTACGTCCAGTACGATCCGAGAGAGTGGTCGAACCAATACGATGTCTCAGTGAATGTGGGTCTTGGGACAGGCAACATCGAGCAAAAGATGGCCATGCTCTCAATGGTTCTCTCAAAACAAGAGCAGATGCTGCAGATGCTGGGACCAAACAATCCTTTAGTGTCGCTCTCGCAATATCGCGCAACGCTTGGCAAACTGGTTGAAGCGGCAGGGTTTGCGGATTCTGCTGAGTTCTTCAAGCCTGTCACGCAAGAGGTCGATCAAGCCCTTGCACAACCTCAACAACAAGGCCCAGATCCTGCGGTTCAGATGATGATGGCGCAGGCTCAAGCGGACATCGAGATCAAGCGTCAGAAAGCAATGGCAGACATTCAGCTTGCAAGAGAGAAGGCCATAGCCGAGCTAGAGCTTAAGAAGATGGAGTTCGAGGCCGAGGCTCAGATGAAGGCTATGAAGGTCGGCGCGGGTATTACTTCCAACATCGAGATACCAGGATAAGACATGGCAATTCCATCGCTACCATCAAACTGGGGTGTACCAGGCGGCCCATACTACGAAGCTCAGGACAAGGTAAATTGGTTCAAGAGCAACGGTGTTACCACCTACGACCTTTTACAAGCCGGTTGGATTACGCCAAGTGAGGTGTATTGGTTTGCAGAAAGAGGCATGGGTGACGGGTCTCCTCCAGCCGATCAGACCTCTAATAATCAACCAGCGGACACGGGTGGCTCATCAGATTATGTAGACACAAGCACTCCGAATCCTTACGAAGTTGAAATCAACTTTGTTTCTTCGATGACGGGATTGCCGAGAGATGTTATTTACCAAAGGCTTCTCAGTGGTGAAACCGGATTCGATATTGTTTATGACTACAGGGATCAACAAAGCCAAGCATCAAGCGGTTCCCAGCCCCAACCATCTACATCAACCGGTTTGCTTGGAGGTTCTACATCAACAGGAACAACAGCGAGCGGCGCGACTTCGGGGAACGCAACAACCGGCAGTACGACCACAAGCGGCAGCACCACAGGAAGCACTACGACAAGCGGGTCAACAACTACTGGCGGATCAACAGGTAGCTCGACAACCGGACCTTCTTACTTAGACTCAAGCGGTAATGTTATTGAGCAACCAAGAGATAAGCCTCAAGACGCTGTTACGCTGATGGCGGCGCAATTGGGTTTAGGGCTGCCTAAAGAGTGGTATGCCTACGGCGCTCAAGATCGGGTTAACTGGTTTAACGCCAACAAGATTACCGAGCAGACGCTTAGGGATTACAAAGTCCCAGAGGCTGATATTGCTTACGCAAAACAACTTGGTCTTGGAACGAAAACCGCAGCGCCACCGAGCTGGAGCCTTCCAAGTGGCATGACCTTGCCGAGTGATTGGGCATCGTATACAGCAGGTCAGAAAGCAACTTGGTTTAATAACAACAAAGTCACGGCAGATATGCTGCGAGCAATGGGTGTGCCTGAAACGGATGTTCAGGGAGCTATTGCAGCAGGTCTTGGCGCAACAACGACAACGACACCAACGACACCAACGACACCAACTTTCAGGCCAGAAGATTTCTTGCCGCCTGCCTACAATCTTCCTGCGACTAACTTTGTGCCGTTTGCTACGGGCGGTGGACAGACAAGCCTTGCTGCCCCTACTACGGGTTTCTTTTACAAGACAACGCCAACACCTGAAGTTCCATTCCAGTTTCAATCTGGCGCAGCAGGATACACAAACCTGCGCCCTATGACCCTAGAGTTTGGTGTGCCTGCAAACGTATCTCAGGTACAACAGTTTCAGCCTGGGCCGTTTAACCGCTCAGGTCTTATCGCTAACTACGATTGGGCTAAGACTGACGCTCAGTTGGCTCAACAAGCAGCGCAGCAGGCGCAACAAGCGGCAGACGATGCAGCGCAGCAAACAGGTAGCGCAAAAGGAGGCAAGGTTAAGTCTCTGCTTGGGCCTAACCCAAGCAACGATGACGATGGTTTTGGTGCGCTCCAGTACGGAGAGTTTGTTATCAGAAAGAAGGCTGTCAACAAGTACGGCGAAGATTTCCTAGAAGCCTTGAACGAGTCAAGGATTTCTAAAGAGAAAGTGAAGAGCCTGTTATGACGCAACGATGGGAGCGAGCCAAGGCATTACTCGGCGATGAGTTTTTGCAAGAAGTCTTTGCTGAGTTGGAAAAAGACAACATCGAGCGTATCATCCGAAGCAATCCTGATGAGATTGACCAACGTGAAGAGGCTTACAGCTCGATTCGCGCAGTCAATCAGGTAAAAGCCCGTTTGGAGGCTATTGCCGCCGAAGGCGAGATGGTCAAGAAACGGTTTCGTATTTTTTGAATTGAGGTTAGTTTATGGATAGCAGCAACCCGCAAGGGACTAGCTTGACGGTGGGACAGGCAGCAAATGCGTTCTTAGGGATGATGGATGGTGGCGAACCTCCGCAGGAGCAAGTTCAAGACCAGACAGACGAGCAAGAACTTGTTGCCAGTGAATCTGAGTCCGAGGAGTCTGGAGAGGAAGTTCAAGAGGAGGAACAGCGTTTCGTAGTCAAAGCAGCAGGCGAAGAACGCGAGGTGACCCTCCAAGAACTGATCGAAGGCTACCAAAAGGGTACGGATTACCACAAAAAGACTAATCAGCTTGCCGAGCAGCGGAAGGCAGTAGAGGCAGAAAAGACCGCAATCGAGCAAGCAAAGCAGGCGAGAGATGCGTACTCGCAGCGTTTGCAGGCAATGGATAACTTCCTGAGCCAACAAATGCGTGGCGAGGATATTGAGAGCTTGAAGGAAACCGATCCCATTGCTTACGCAGTGAAGGTCGCAGAACGAACCCAGCAGGAAAAGCAGGTCCAGCAGATTCGTGCAGAGCAGCAACGCATTGCTAGAGAGCAACAGGCAGAGCGCGAGGCACACCTGGAGAAGCATCTTGTTGAGGAGGCTAAGAGGGTTGCAGAAGCAATTCCTGACTATGCCCACCCCGAAAAGGGTGAGAAGGTTCGGTCTGAACTTCGTAGCTTTGCAAAGTCAATCGGGTATTCAGATACCGAGTTGGCTAACGCGACAGACTCTCGTGCTGTATTGACGTTGTGGATGGCAAGCCAGTACCAGAAGTTGCAGAAGGCAAAGCCTGGTGTAACCAAGAAGGTTACCGAGGCTCCCAAGATGCTAAGGGCTGGGAACGCAACAGGTAAGACCATAGCCACAGAGGCTGCAAAACAGGACTTTGCGCGGCTAAAAAAGACGGGATCTCGTCAAGACGCTGCCAGAGTGTTTGAACGATTTTTATGATTTAGGAGATTAAGATGTCTGTCCCTTCAGGTACATACCAAACCTTCACGGCTGTCGGTCAGCGTGAGGACTTGACTGATGTTATCTACAACATCAGCCCCACAGAAACCCCTATCCTTTCGTCGCTTGCTCGCACGAAGGCAACCGCTGTTTACCACGAGTGGCAGACGGATACCCTCGCAGCAGCAACCACTAACAACGCACAGGTTGAAGGTGACGATGCTACGGCTGCAACGCTTTCGCCCACAACCCGTCTCGGTAACTATACCCAGATCGTTGCTAAGACGATCCAGGTTTCCGGCACGATGATGGCTGTTGATCTTGCAGGTCGCCGCGCAGAGAAGGCTTATCAGCTCTCGAAGGCTTCGCAGGAACTCAAGCGTGACCAAGAGACGATCATTGCTGCTAACCAGGGCCGTTCTGCCGGTGGCGCATCGACCGCTCGCAAGATGGGTTCGTTGCTTTCTTGGCTCAAGACCAACTCGAACTACAACACCTCGGACGGTGCTAACCCCACCACCATCGGTGTTTCGACCCGTTCGGACGGTACAACCCGTACCTTTACCGAGGCAATCCTCAAGGATGGCGTTCAGCAGGTTTACACCTCTGGCGGCAGCCCCAAGATCCTCGTGGTTGGTCCTGCACTGAAGCAGACTGTATCTGCCTTTGCTGGTATCGCAGCACAGCGTTACATGGCTCCTTCGGATGCTCCTACGACCATCATCGGCGCGGCTGACGTTTATCTCAGCGACTTTGGTTCGATCTCTGTTGTACCAGATCGTTTCGTTCGTAGCCGTGATGCGTTCATCCTCGACCCTGAGTACGCAGCGATTGGTTACCTCCGTCCGTTCCAGACGAACGAACTTGCAAAAACTGGTGACTCTGAAAAGACCCAGATCCTTGCCGAGTTCACGATGGAAATGCGTAACGAAGCAGCTCACGGTATCCTCGCGGATCTGAAAACTGCTTAAGTTATAAACTGTGGTAAAAAGAAGGGAGGCGTAACAACCTCCCTTTTTTTATGAGCACAAAGACAACATTTCACGCTACCGACGATCAGTTTGTGTTCCAGAGAACGCAAGAGATAACTGACATCGTCGAGCAGAATAAAGCCCTGTACAACGCGACAGACGAGCGTGAGCGATGGGGTGAATGGACACGCTACGCACAACTTCCCTTTGTTGTGATTGATGACCTAAACGCCAAGGGCATCATGCGTGGGTTTGCGGTGATTGACGAGAAAAGATTCAGGGCGTGGATGAACGACCCAGAAAACAGACACTTCAGGACGAGGCCAGGAAAAGTATGAAAGTAGCTCTATGCGTCCCATGCAGGGACACGATGATGACCGGCACATCTTTTGACATGGCTCGATTGGCTGCTTATGACGGTGCTAATCGGGTCGGCAAACACGGTGGCGCTTTATTGCTCTACACAGCGCCAGGCACATTGATCTTCTCTCAACGCGAGTCTCTAGCCAAAGAAGCGCTGGCAGACGGTGCGGAATATATTCTCTGGGTGGACTCAGATATGAGATTCCCTAAGAACACCTTGGAGCGTTTGTTAGCTCACGGTAAACAGATCGTTGGGGTTAACGCAGTTACGAGACGAAAGCCTGTCTTACCTACGGCGATTAACTTTCATCAGGACAAGGAAATCTTTGAGAAGATTGAGAGCAGAGGTAAGAAGGGTATCGAGGCTGTCACTGCTGTAGGTTTTGGGGTTGTGCTAACCCATAAATCTGTGTTTGAGGCTATGCCCCAACCTTGGTTTGATGTAGTATGGGGGGCGGGTGGTCTAATTGGCGAAGATGTGCATTTCTGCGTAAAAGCCCTAGATCACGGTATTCAGACGTTCGTGGATCACGAATTGAGTCTTGAGATAGGACACATCGGGACGTACGAATATCGATGGAGCGATGTCGAATATGGCCCTAAGCACTTACAGCGAACTACAAACGACGATAGCTAATTATCTCAGTAGAGATGATCTTACTAGCGCGATCCCTGACTTCATCCAACTCGCGGAAATACGCTTACGCAGAGATCTACGCCTGCGCCAGATGCTTACCCAGACATCGATCACGGCTACAGGTGGTGGCGCAACAATTAACCTCCCTACTGACTTCCTGCAAGCGCGGGATGTGTACGTTGACTCTGATCCCGACTTCCCGATCACGTTCGCAACGCCGAGTATCTTCATCAGGAACGGCAGGACGAACGAGAGTGGCGTACCAGCTTTCTACACGATCCTCGGTTCGACCATTCAGCTTGCGCCAATTCCTGACAGCAATTACACGATTAAGATCCTCTACTACGCAGCGCCTGCTTTTCTCTCGACTTCCAACACAACAAACCTCTTCCTAACGACTTGCCCTGATGCGCTTTTGTACGGCGCTTTAGGCGAGGCTGAGCCTTATCTTATGAATGACCCTCGGTTGCAGACCTGGGGTGTTTTGTATGATCGTGCGATCACTGCGCTTACGAGATCCGACGAGGAGAGCCAGTATTCAGGCGTTCCTCTTGCGATGGCGCTTGCTAAACGATGAGAGTTAACTTTGGTGAGTGGTTACCCGATCAGCCAGGCGTGGCTGGTGCGCTTGTGGATGCTAAGAACGTCATTCCGCAACAAGTAGGATACGGACCGCTTCCTGCTCCTGCTGAGTGGTCTAACGCAGCATCAGAAACGCTTAACTCGGTTGTTGCTGCTGCTGCACCTAGTGAAGCAGTTACGGTCTTTGCTGGCGGTGATACGAAGTTGTTTAAGCTAGGTACGAACTTGGCTTTGTCTGACGTATCAAAGTCTGGTGGTTATACAACCCCATCGGATCAGAAGTGGCGGTTTACCCAATTCGGCAACCGAGTGATCGCAGCTAACGGTGGTGACAGGCTCCAGGGCTACCTCATGGGCTCATCGACCCTTTTTGCAGACCTTGGTGCTGCTGCGCCTAAGTCTCGGTACGTCACTACAGTCAGGGACTTTGTGGTTGCAGGCTTTAACAACGGAGCAACGATTTACCCTAACCGCGTTGAGTGGTGCGCGTTGGGCGATGAAACCGATTGGACCCCATCCGCTCTCACACAGTCTGACTACCAGGACATTCCTGATGGTGGGCATGTCAAGGGATTGACGGGTGGTGAGTATGGATTGGTGTACATGGATCGTGCGGTTGTCCGTATGTCCTACGTTGGAAGCCCTCTTGTATTCCAGTTTGACACGATCTCTAGGGGCTTGGGTTGTATGGAGCCCAACTCGATCATCCAGTACGGCGGCATGTCGTTCTTTTTGTCTGATGATGGGTTTTATCGCTGCAACGGTCAGGCAGTCGAGTCTATTTCTGTCGAGAAGGTAGATAGGTGGTTCTTCAACAACGTAGATATATCGCAGTTATCTACGATGAGTGCGGCGATTGACCCGCTTAAAAACCTTGTTATTTGGTGCTTTAAGACGACAAGTCAATCAACCAACGTCCTGATCTACAACTTCAACCTTAACAAGTGGTCTTATGGTGAGGTGAATGTAGACACGATCTCATCTTCGACCGCTATCACGACAACCTCTTCGTCTGGCCTGACCTTAGAGCAATTAGACGCTTACGGAAGCATTGATTCGCTTCCTGCAAGCCTTGATTCCTTTGGGTATACGGTCACATCCAACCTACTTACGGGTACGCTAGGCACGAAGATTGTGGCTTTTTCTGGGTCGGCATTAACGGCAAACATCATTACGCCTGATTTATCGCTCAACGATACACCTAGCGTAGTGACGCTGGTAAGACCCGTGATTGATACGGGATCGTGCTCAGTGCAAATCTCGTCGAGAAAGCGTTTGGGCCAGGTTGCTCAGTTTACGGGTTCAAGTTACACGGCAAACGATGACAACCGTATAGGCTTACGTTCTTCTGGAACCTATCATCGGTTGCAGGTAAGGCCTTCTGGGGTCTGGACTTCTGCGGTTGGAATAGATGTCACGGTTGTACCGCAGGGGCTGAGATGATCTTCCGTACGCTGCCTCCGTTTGGTGGCGATGCGAGAGCGGTTGCCGAAATCGTCCGTAACATCATGGACGGTAAGACCAACAACACGGGAACGGTAACGCTTAATACCGGAAACGCCACCACAACCACGATTACAGACGCGAGAATAGGGGTAGAAAGCAAGATCATCCTTGTACCTTATTCTGCCAATGCCTACGCAGATGCGGTCCCTTATGGGTCGTTTTTTGACGTTACAGACCAATCCGCTGCGAGTACGACAACAGCCTATGCCATTACGTTATCTAACACCGACCTGTCTAATAACGTCTACCTATCAAACTCGTCGAGGATCAATGTAAGGGCTGCTGGTAAGTACAACTTCCAGTTCTCGATTCAGTTTGCTAACGATGACTCGCAGATACAGGACGTAGATGTTTGGATAAGAAAAAACGGCACAGACGTTGCCGACAGTAACTCTAAGTTTTCGATTGACTCAAAACACGGGTCGATAAAAGGCCACGTTATTGCTGCGCTCAACCTTTTTGTAGACCTCGCTGCCAATGACTACATTGAGCTTATGTGGGCTACAACATCAACGCTTGCCATCATCGAGCACATCCCCACTCAAACGAGTCCGACGAGACCTGCGACTCCTTCTGTGATTGCCACGATGCAGTTTGTTGGGGGGTTTTCTAACGGTGGGGTGTATATCTCTTCGGTTACGAATGGCTCCGCGACGATTACGCATTTTCCTAACGCTACCTCCGATAAGACTTATGGTTATGTGGTGGTTGGATGAATGTTCAATACGTTAAGCCGGAGAATCTTCGCAAAATCTGGCCGTTCGTTAGGCAGGGATTGGAAGTCATTCTCAGAAAGAGTCCAGAAGCATGGATACCCGAGGACATTTACGCGGACTGTTTTGCAGGGCGATCACTTCTTTGGGTCTTTGTTGAGGATACTTATCCTTGCGGCTTTGTTGTTTTGCAGCCTATCGGCGATAATTTGCATATTTGGTGCGCTTATGGCAAGGGAGATTTTGATGCAGGCATGGATCATGTTCTCCGCATTGCGAGAGAAGGTGGCGCAAGGACTATCAGCTTTGATTCGTGGCGTAAAGGCTGGGATCGCAAAGCTCAAGCGTTGGGTTTCAGGCCCAGGAAATGGGTAAGAGAGGTTTAATATGTCCGGCGGGTCAACAAACACAGTAACCAGGACGGAATTAGATCCGTCTATGCAGCCGTACGTTCAGTACGGTCTATCTGAGGCTCAACGTCTATACGCAACTGGAGGCCCACAAGCCTACACAGGGCAGACGTACGTTGGCCCATCGCAACAGACTCAGGCCGCAATGTCTGCGATGCAGACAAGGGCTATGCAAGGCAATCCGCTTGTACCTTTAGCCCAACAACAACTTGCAGGCCAGATAGGCGGCGCTCAGGCTACAGCTTTACAAGGCCAATTTAACCCGTTGTTGCAAAGCACAATTACAGGTAATTACCTCAACCCGAATCCTTACCTCACGCAAGCCTTACAACCAGGGTTTTCTCAAGCAACGCAGTCTTATCAAGACGCAATCAACCAGATGAGGTCTAGAGCGTCTGCTTCTGGTCGCTACGGGATGAACGAGGCTCTGATGTCTCAAGAGGCTCGTGCTCAAGGCGCGTTAGCAAATGCGCTAACTTCTCAGGCGGGTCAGCTTGCTTACCAAAACTACGCAGACGAGCGAGCAAGACAGCAGTCTGCGCTTGGCCTCAGTGCAAACCTTTACGAGCAAGAGAAGGCTAGACAACAGGCTGCTATCGGTGCTGCGCCAGGCCTTGCTGCTCAGGACTACACGGACATTGCACAACTTGCTCAGGTTGGTCAGACAGCAGAGCAATACCAACAGGCTGCTCTTGCGGATGCCATTCAGAAGTTCAACTACCAACAACAGCAACCTTACGCGAACCTACAGTCGTTCTTATCGAGTGCTTATGGCGCTCCTGCTGGGCAGCAGACTATTCAGCCGACCTACTCTAATCCGCTGGCAGGTGCTCTAGGCGGCGCTTTAACAGGCGCTCGATTAGGCAGTATGGTTCCTGGTCTTGGCACTGGGTTGGGCGCAGCGGCAGGTGGATTGCTTGGCTTGCTTGGGAGGTAATTGTGTCTACATCTAATTTCCTTGGCGGCATATTTGGCGACATGCCTTCTTACATGGGTGGCCTGTTAGGCGCTGAAGAGCAGGAGAAGTTACGCCAACAAGCACAAGACCAAGGTTTGCTTAACTTAGGGCTTTCTCTGTTGGCTGGATCTGGAAGAAGCCCTGTTAGAAGGTCTACGGGCGAGCTTGTGGCGCAAGGTTTACAGGCAGGCCAGCAAGCCTATCGTGGTGCTATGCAGCAGGCGGTGCAGGATAAGGTTACTGGCTTGCAGTTACAGCAAATGCAAAAGCAAATGCAAGCAGAGGCTAACCTTCCAGAGGTTCTTCGCTCAGGCATTGTTCGTCCTGTCACGGTTCAGCAGCGCCCTCTATCGCAAGAAGAACAAGTTGGTCTTGAACAAATGGGGATGTCTACATCTCCTATAGAAGAACGGACGATGGGTGCGCCAAGGTTAGATGTTGAGCGATTGCTTTCTGCTGCTGTTTCTAAGGGCGTTCCTATTGACAAAGCATTGACCGCGGCAAAAACCATTCAAGGCGCGATGCAACCAGAGGTTAGGGAAACTGGTGGCGTTATATACGAACGTCAGCCAGACGGAACGTTTAAGCCTGTTGCTGGAGCGTCAAAGGCAACAACAGTTAAGAAAGGCGAGAGCCTTGTTGTTACCGATTTTGCAGGTAACACCAAAACAATTATGGCTCCAACGCAACAAACAGGGACCACAGAAAACCCATTTACTCCATTGATCCAGGGCGGAGTTATCCATCCGTCTATCCTTCCGTTTGCCAATCAGTTGCAGCGTAGTTTTGCAAACATGGATGAGGACACCCTAAATAAATCAATGGAGCGTTTGACCTCGATGAACTCTCAGGCTCTTCAGCGCGAAGAGTCGAGGGCCGACAGGGCCACGCAACAGGGAATAAGCAATCAACTCCTACAGTTACGGATAGATGATGCAAAAGCCAAGCAAGCACAAGCTCAAGACGGAAAACCGCTGCCAGGTCCGGTTCTTAACGACCTGGCTTCTAAGTCAGAAAATGCTGCCAACTTAACAAGTCTTGCCAATACATTCAAAGATGATTACGGCGGTTACAAGATTGATGCGTTAGGAAGGGCATCGGTAATGATTGCTCTTCGCTCTGATGATCCGGCCAAAAAAGACTTTGGTCAGTGGTGGCAGCAGTACGATCTTTTTGCGAACCAAATTAGAAATCAATTGTTCGGTTCTGCGCTTACAAGGACAGAGGCTCAAGCGTTTGAGTCTGCAATGGTTACGCCTGGTATGTCGCCAACTCAAATCAAAGCAAACCTTAATAGGCAAGCGGAAGTTGCTCGCAATGCTTTTGACAAGATGTCTAATGCTGCTACCGCTCAGGGTTATAGCAAATCAGCAATTGATGCCCTTAAGCCAGCGTTAACGCAACCAGTAGGCAACGAACAGGCTCCTATAAGAGTAAATAGCAAAGCTGATTACGATAGGCTTCCCGCTGGTTCTATTTACATAGACCCGCAAGGCAATACGCGCAAGAAAGGTGGTTAGTCATGGCTAACTGGTGGGATAAGGACGAACAGATAGGCGGTAAGCCTCCAGAAGAAAAACCTTTGACTGCTGGGCAGGTCGCTCAACAGGCAGTAACCAACCTTCCAAGATCCGTTTCCGGTGTTATCGGTGGTGTTGTTGAGGCGATTACGAGTCCTGTACAAACCGCAAAAACGGTTTTGGATCTTGGCGCTGGTGTATTGCAAAACATCCTTCCAGAAAGCATGGTTCAGGCAATAGGCGAAGATAAAGCCTCACGAGAACTTGCAAACAGAGTTGGTCAGTTTTATGTAGACCGTTACGGTAGTGTAGAGGGTGCAAAAAAAGCCATTGCCACGGACCCTGCTGGAGTTCTTGCTGATATATCAACCGTTTTAACGGGTGGTGCAATGGTTGCCCCAAAGGCCGGAGGTGTTGCGTCTGCTTTGTCAAAGGCTGCATACGCAACCGATCCTTTGGTTATGACCGCTAAGGCTGCGTCAGCTACCGCTCAAGCGGCAGGAAAAGGCGCAAAGGCTGTGCTTGGGTCTACAACGGGCGTTGGTGGCGAGGCTATCCAACAGGCATTTGAGGCTGGTAGGGCTGGTGGGCAACAAGCTAAGTCATTTACAGAAAACCTTCGTGGCAAAGTTGGTGCAATGGAGGTTCTTGACGCTGCAAAACAAAATCTTTCTGACATCCAGTTAGCCAAGCAAAACGAGTATCGCTCCGGCATGGTTGACATCAAGAACGACAAGACGGTTCTTGACTTCGCAGGCATTGATAACGCGATCAATAACGCGATCAACAAGGTAACTTATAAAGGCCAGGTCAAGAATAAAGACGCTGCCGAAAGGCTTTCTACGGCAAAGACGTATATTGAGGAATGGAAGGCTTTAGACCCTGTTGAATACCATACACCAGAAGGATTGGACGCTCTTAAACAAAAGGTCGGCGATGTTTTAGAGGGTATTCCTATTGAGTCAAAGACCGCTCGATTGGCTGTTGGCGAGGTCTACAACTCAATTAAAAACGAGATTACCAAGCAAGCGCCAACATACGCCAAGGTTATGAAGGCGTATACGGACCAAAGCGATCTTGTTCGTGAGATTGAAAGGGCTTTGAGCCTTGGTCAGAAAGCATCGGCTGATACCGCAATCCGTAAGCTACAAAGCCTGATGCGTAACAACGTAAATACGAATTATGGCGAGCGTTTGCGTTTAGCCAGGGAGCTTGAGAGGCAAGGTGGAAGGCAGCTTATGCCTGCATTGGCTGGTCAAGCGATGTCCGATTTAACGCCACGAGGAATCCAACGAGCTACCGCTCCGATTACTGGCGGCATGGGCTTTATGGCCGGAGGTATTCCTTTGGCTGCGGGAACAATGCTCGCCTCTTCGCCAAGAATTGTTGGCGAAACCGCTTACGGCGTGGGACAATTACAACGTGGACTGTTAGGAGCGCAGGCTGCTGCTCCTAACTTACCGTACCGAGGGTTGCTGAATATGCTTTACCAGACACAGCAGCAAAAAGAGTTGATGGAGTAATCATGGCAAAGACAAAGATTTCCGAGTTCTCCTCAACTCCAGGCAACAACACCGATATTGATGGCATCGATATTGCTGAGGGCTGCGCTCCTAGTAACATCAACAACGCGATTCGTGAGCTTATGTCGCAGCTCAAGAATCAACAGGCAGGCTTAGATGGCGACTCGTTTACCTCTTCTGATGTCTTAACGGTTCAGGGCGTAACGGCTAACGCAGGTCGCGTTCGTCTCGGAGAGGATGCAGACAACGGTTCTAACTATGTTGAGTTACGCGCTGCCGCTTCTATCTCCACTAATACAACCTTTGTACTTCCTTCTGCTGATGGTGCTGCCAACACCCTACTAGGCACAGACGGGTCCGGAAACCTTTCTTTCTCGTCCGTTACGGGTACGGGCAATGTTGTTCGCGCAACATCTCCAACACTAACGACTCCAGACCTCGGTACACCTTCTGCGGTAACCTTAACTAACGGTACTGGCCTTCCTATTATCGCGGGAACGACAGGAACCCTGACAGTCGCTCGCGGTGGAACGGGTGCAACGGACGCCGCAACCGCACGAACCAATTTGGGTGTCACCGAGACAGGCCAAGATACAACGTATGCCTTTAGGTCCAACAACCTCTCTGATCTCTCCTCGGCCTCGACTGCTCGCACGAATCTAGGCTTAGGCACGATTGCCACACAGTCCGCTGCTAGCGTATCTATTACTGGCGGTTCGATTACAGGAATTACCGATCTTGCCGTGGCGGACGGTGGGACCGGAGCTTCTTCTGCGCTGGATGCTCGCACTAACTTAGGTGTGACTGCGACAGGCCAGGACACGACCTACGCTTACAGGGCTAACAATCTCTCTGACCTATCGTCGGCATCAACCGCAAGAACGAACCTCGGTCTTGGGTCTATCGCTACACAAGCGGCTAACTCGGTTTCTATCTCCGGTGGCTCGATCACAGGGATTACAGACCTGGCCGTTGCAGACGGTGGTACTGGCGCTTCTACAGCAAGTGACGCTCGCACCAATCTAGGCGTTCCTTCTAACACGGGTTCTGGCGCTACTGGAACCTGGAACATCGACATTCTTGGTTCTGCCAATAGTGCGACAAGTGCAACATCGGCAACAACCGCAACCAATCTTGCAGGCGGCGCTGCCAATCGTCTTGCGGTACAGACCGCATCTAATACAACGGGCTTCGTAACTGCTCCATCCTCGTCAGGAACTTACCTCTCGTGGAATGGGACCGCACTAACTTGGGCGACTCCAGCAGGAACAGGTGACGTTGTAGGACCGTCTGGAGCGACCGCTAATCAAATCGTTTTGTTTGATGGTAGTACGGGCAAGTTGGTTAAAGCAGCAGGCACTACGGGCGTTCTGAAGGCTGCTAGCGGCGTTATCTCTGCGGCAGTGTCTGGTACTGACTTCGCTCCACCAACGTCAGGCACAGGCATCCTAAAAGGCGACAACGCAGGTGGCTTTTCTACCGCATCGTCTGGGATTGACTACGCTCCTGCGACAACAGGAACCTCGATCTTAAAGGCTAACGGTTCTGGTGGCTTTGCAAATGCAACTGCTGGTACGGACTACGCTCCGGCTACTAGTGGTACGTCAATCTTGTATGGAAACGGGTCTGGTGGCTTTTCTAATGTCACGGTAGGAACCGGATTATCGTTCTCTGCTGGTACGTTAAGCGCAACCGGAGGAAGTGGCACAACAACTAACGCATTAACACTCAATAACTCTGGTTCTGGTGCAGCGTCAGGAACGACATTTAACGGTTCTACAGCAGTCACGCTTTCCTACAATACGTTAGGTGCTGCTCCTGCTCCTACGGGTGCGAATACAGAGCTGTTAGCCAACAACGGTACGGGCGGGTTCAGTAACGTCACGGTAGGTTCTGGCCTTAGTTTGTCGGCTGGTACGTTGTCGGCTACAGGTGGTGGTGCAGGCGGGCCAATCCTAGAATCGCAAATTTTGATTTCGAGCAATGTCACACTTACGAGCAACACAAACGGACTGTCTGTCAGTCCTGTCACGGTCGCGGCAGGTTATGCTGTGACGGTTCCAGATGGTCAATCGTGGATGGTTTTGGGGTAACTTATGTCAAAGATCAAACTTCAGGGTAACGCTTCTGGGACAGGGACAACAACCGTCCAATCTGCCAATACCAGCAGCAACACAACCTTTACGCTTCCTGGCACAGACGGTAGTGCTAATCAGTTTCTACAGACTGATGGCTCAGGCAACCTAACCTTTGCTACAGGACTAACCTCTGGCGGTGCGTTAGGCACACCATCATCAGGTACGCTCACAAACTGTACAGGCTTACCAGTAAGTACAGGTATATCTGGCCTTG